TCTCATTTCCTTTTGTATTGCTTGGATTTCTTCATGTGATTTTTTCCATTTTGATATGTAGCCCTCGCAATCCGGTGTCCCTCTTAATTTGATTATTTTTGCACCGCCGTAATACCCTGCCAATTTTGAAATGTGCTTGCTACAATTCGTATTAAGACAGCGGTTATCACAAAATTTAGGGAAATTATCTGTATTTACAAAAATCAAAGGTCTGCCCATGATTACACGCCCTCGCTTTCCAAATCTCTAATAGTTTCATACTTTGCGTATAAAATTCTAATCAGTTCTGCACGATACCCCGGTGTAATAAGCCCGGCGGCTTCTTTCTCGTAAATCTTCCCGGTCACAAATCCCGCTCTAAAATCCAATTCCGCCAAACTCTGATAATTCCCCAGTTCTTTGTCAATGGCGGCCATAATGGCCCGTACCTCTCTTTTTACAGCCATGTCCCTGCCGTTCTCTGCGGCTTCAAATTCTTCACGGCGGCGGACCCTGCTACCACGGATAAAGTCCGGCGTTGTGCGGCTCCGCTCATTACCTAAAATCATTGCAATAGTGTTTCCCATGTTAAGTTCCTCGCTTTCCTGCTTACTCCGCTTTTTCAAAGAAGAAGTCGCAAAGGCAATCTTCCTTTCCGGCGTCATTTATAAAATAAAAACTTGCCATATCTCCGAACCCCTCAACCTTGTAAATGTCATATACTTTTCCCCGTGTTACATCTTTTACCTGGTCGTAATTCGGCGTACCGTCAAAATATCCATTCAAAAATTCTTTTTCCGATATTTTGGCTTTAAAATCCACTTTTCTTTCTCCCGTGAAAGGGTGGCTATCTAAATCACTGTAATAGTCAAAATCCCTCATATTAAGTTCCTCACTTTCCTGCTACTGGTTTACATACTCGCCCACAATGTCCACCACTTTGTCCATAATGGCTTCCAACTCGCTTACGCTCATAGCCTTATCATCTATGTAAAAATCCGCATAAACCTTTCTTGTGTCATTCCCCCACCTTTCCACCTGCTCCGGCAAAGGCTCATTCACGGCGTCAAACTCTAATCCCTGGCCGTGGCACCATTCCACCGCCGCTTCCAGGTCACGCCCTGCCCGGCTCGTCCAAAGAATGACTTTGTGGCCGTTTGCTTTGAGCATTTTAACCGCCGCTACTATCTTTCGTTTCGGCTCCACGATTTCCGGGAACCTGGTAACTGCCAGTGTGTTATCAAAATCAACCGCATAAATCGCCATGTGTGTTTTCTCCTTTCTCTCCTGCCTTTGTCTCCAAACTCATTTCATACTTTAAAAGCATGGCCGCCGTCTGCACCATTTCACAAGCGGCGTCAATGGCCTGGTGGAAAATTGCCGTTGGTGTGGTATCTTCGTCCAGGAAGCACGCCACTTCTATGCCTTTTACCCGGTCCCAAAGGACGGCCAGGGAAGTTTTTACATTTTCCATTGCTTCCTGGGCTTCCTCTGCTTCCTCTAAAATGACGGCGTAACCCTCATGTGTGCTATTGAATAAAGGAAACTTTGCATTTGCCCGGTTTAATTCCGCCATTGCGGCGGCTTCCACTTCTTTTCTTAACTCATTCATTGCCATTGTCCGGTTCCTCGCTTTCCATTTCGTGGCTTTTCTCGTCCGGCGTGTCTGCTTCCGTGTATTGGCTCCCGTCCTCGCACTCCCGGCATTTCTCCACGTCCATACTTATGGGCTTTGTATTTCCACACGTCCGGCAACTCCAACAATCACGGTCCTGGGGCTTGCCCTCTTCCGGTTCTCCTGCTGCCACATGGCCTTTCTTGCTTCCAAAATCCACATTTATGGTAATGGGCGGCATTTTCGCCATGGTGTTCATGGTTTCTTCTATTTCTCTAAACGCCGCTTTCATCTGCTCCCGGTGTTCTTCCTGGTTTTCCTTAATCGTCCTTAATTCGTCAATGCGGTTTACTTCCAGGGTATCAATAAGGCGGTGTAAAGAAGCGGTGGCACTCTCCACGCCGTTTTCTTCCGTCCATGCTTCAAAT